TTGTAAGGAAGCATTTTATGGTATGGCGAATGCCATTAGGTAATTGTTACCAGAATGAAAGTTTTTGTGGAATCTTTGAGGGAGTTGTGGTATAGTACGACTCAGGACAAATCATCTGAACTGAATATTGGTTTTCCGAGATTTCCGAGACTTAATACTAAGCAAGGAGATGTTGGAAAATGAAAGGAAGTTCAATCAAAATTTATAAGGCAGCTGCTTACTATCGTCTTTCCGCAGAGGACGAGGGTGTTTCACGTTATGGGAAAAAAGAGAGTGGCAGTATTGCTAATCAGAAGATTCTTATCAAAGATTTCCTCAAAGACAAAGCAGATTTAAAATTATGTGGTGAATACACAGATGACGGTGTATCTGGTTCTTCGTTCCATAGACCGGGCTTTGACCGACTTATGGAAGATATAGAAGCAGGTTTAATTGATTGCGTCATTGTAAAGGACTTATCACGTTTTGGACGTGAATATATTGATGCAGGAAACCTCTTAGAGAGAGTTTTTCCGAGCCTTGGGGTTCGCTTTATCTCTATCAATGATAATGTAGATACTTTATATGGTATGGATTCGTTGATGGTGGCATTTAAGAATATTATGAATGATGCCTATTGTAGAGATATTAGCATTAAAACGAGAACAAACCTTGCAGTAAAGAGAAAGCATGGAGAGTTCATTGGTCCACAAGCAATATATGGATATGAAAAGGACCCAAAGAATCATAACAGACTGATTGTTGATGATTATGCTGGTCATATTGTACAAAATATCTTTTTGTGGCGTATCCAAGGAATGAGTTGCTATTCAATAGCTAATAAGTTGAATGATATGGGTGTGTTAGCACCGTATGAATATAAAATGCATCGGGGTATAAGTTATTCCACTCCATTTAAACAAAAAGAAACGGTGGTTTGGACAGCGGTAACGGTGCGACGAATTTTAGAAAATGAGAATTATACCGGAACATTGGTACAAGGAAAATGGACAACACCGAACCATAAAGTGAAGAAAAGAATCATTAAAGATAATGACCAATGTACAAAGGTTGAAAATACGCATGAAGCACTTGTTTCTAAGCGAGATTTTGAACTTGTGCAGAAAACATTGAAGTTAGATACAAGAAATGCACCGGGAGATGATAGTTGTTATCCATTGGCTGGTATGCTTACCTGTGCAGATTGTGGTGCGAATTTTAGACGTAGACCAAGAACTGTAGATGGAAAAATCTATGTTTACTATGAGTGTAATGAGTATTATTCGTCTCATAGGAAAAGATGTTCCTCTCATGCTGTAAGAGAGGATAAGGTAGAAGAATTGGTCTTGAAGGCAATTCAATGTCAGATAGATGTGTTACTTGTAATGGAAGAGTGCATTCAGCAGTTAGACCTTACTATGCTTATGGAAATTGACAGAAATCGATTGAATAAGCAGATTGCTATGCATTCAGCAGATGTAGAAAAATATAGAGGGATGGTAAAGAAACTATATGAGGACTTGTTTGCTGGAGTCATTACGAAGGATGAATATATTGCATTCAAGGAAGAATTTGAGATTAAGGCAAAGTCGGCGGAAAAAGGTTTAATTGATGCGAAAATTGAACTTAAAAACATAGATAATAAATCATCAAGACATTATAAATGGGTAGAGCATTTTTTGAAATATCAGAACGTGACAGAACTTACTCGTGAAATGGTGGTTGAGTTAGTAGATGCAATTATGATTTATGATAAAAACCATATTGAAATCGTTTTGGCATTTCAAGATGAATATGTGGAAGCGGTTAATGAATTAAAAGAAATGATGCAAAGAAAGGAGGTTGCGGCTTGTGGCTAGAAAAAGTAGGAAGGATACACTGTATCAGGTAAGTGAAGCAACGCAGAAAGCAGAAAAGTATGGTTATAGAGCAGGCTTATATGGTCGTATATCCGTTGAAACATTTGAAAAGATAGAGCGAGATACTATTGGCACACAGATGGCACTCCTTAGAGACTTTGCAGCAGTTATCCCAGATTTGGTAGTTTATGACGAATACATTGACGACGATGTTACCGGTACTTCTTTTAGTCGTCCAGAATATGAAAGAATGATGGATGATGTAGAAAGTGGAAAAATCAATTGCATAATTGTAAAGGACCTTTCTCGATTTGCCCGTGATCATATTGGTGCAGGCGAATATTTGGAGAAAATTTTCCCGGCAAAGGGTATTCGTTTCATTGCTATTACAGATAACATAGACACCTTAAAAGATGATGGTGGTGTGATTGTTCCCTTCAAAAATATTATCAATGAGCGATATGCAAAGGAATCTTCTATAAAATTGACACAAAATTTTAAGACCATGCAGAGTGAAGGATTATTTTGCAGTTCTAAGCCACCGTATGGGTATAAGCGTTCCGAAGATGATAAGCATGTGTTTGTGGTGGATGAAGAGGCTGCTACTGTCGTGAAGCAGATATTTGATTGGTATGTATCTGGTGTGACAAAACACAAGATATGCAGAGATTTAGAAGCGGCGGGGGTGATGTGCCCTGCAAAGTATGCTATTAGTAAAGGATATAGCAGTAAAAGTGAAGAAGATATTGAAAATCTTTATTGGAATCCAGAGCAGATAGCGAAAATTGTCTCTATGCAGCAGTATTGCGGAGATATGGTGCAGAACAAAGCGGTTTCAACATTCTTGCAGACTGGTAAGAAAGGGTCGTATCGTACAACTGATAAAGTAGAATGGATTATAGTAGAGAATACTCACGAGGCAATAGTAAGCCGTGAGATATTTACCCAGGCACAAGTGATTGCAGAAGGTAATAAAAAGAAACATCAAGCCAAACTAAAGATGAACCGCACTATCCGAAATCCGGAATATTGCTTGAGTGGTATATTAAAATGTGCTCATTGCGGTGCAAATATCAATGTAAAACGCAGAGTGAAAAACGGAGTGGCGGAATATTGGTATGTATGTCCGAAGCATGATGGATTTGGTAATGCAAGATGTGAAAAGTCTAATTTGCCTTTTGAAGAAACAAATCAACTTGTATTTACTATCATCAAGCGTTTTATGCATAGTTTTTTAGATACAGAGGAACTCTTAGAGCAGATGAATGATTCCAATGAAGCTGCGTTACAAGTGAGAGAACTCAATAAGCAGAAAAGTGGAATCTCAGCATCTCTACATCGTGTTAGAGAGATGAAAAGTAATTTGTATGTAGATATGCGTGAGGGATTGATATCGGATATGGATTATGCTTATCTGTCCAAGAAATATTCAGAAGAACAGAGTATGTATGAGCGATTGCTTGCAGATATAACGAAGAAACTGGAATTGTTTACGGTAAAAAAGGATACGGATGCTTCTGTGACTATCAGAAAGTTTATGAAGTCTAAGAAGTTGTCTAAAACAATGGTAGATGCGTTTGTAAATTCGATTGTCGTGGATAACGATGGAGAGTTTGATGTAAGTCTAAAAATTAAGGATGAATACGATGAACTGATGAAACAGTTAATATTACGGGAAGGAGATTTGGCGAATGTTGGATAACAGAATTATCGCTTTATATGAGCGATTATCAATTGAAGATGCAGATGTGAAGCGAAATGATGCCAAATCAGAGAGTAATAGTATTGCTCATCAGAGACGGTTGTTATTTTCCTTCATAGAACAACACCCTGAAATGTCTGGAATGCAAGTAGTTGAATATAAGGATGATGGCTATTCAGGTACGAATTTTAATCGCCCGAAGTTTATAGAATTGATGTCAGATGTTCGTAAAGGCAAAGTGGCAATCATCATTGTAAAAGACTTTTCACGATTGGGAAGAGATTATTTGGATGCAGGTAATTTCCTAGATAAGATTTTTCCGGCATATGGCGTTCGTTTTATAGCAATCAATGATGGATATGATAGTAATTCCCATATCGGGCAGACAACAGGCTTGGACGTAGGTCTGAAAAATGTTGTAAATGATATGTATAGTAAAGATATATCCATGAAAAATAAGACTGCACAGATGGTAAGGTATAAGAGAGGTGAGCATATTTCGGCATATCCGTTCTATGGATATGAGAAAAATCCGGAAGATAAGCACAAGCTGATCATAGACCCGGTGGCGGCAGAAGTTGTAAAAAGAATCTTTGAATACTCACTTGAAGGGTGTTCAACTTACGAAATTGCTTCAATTTTGAATGCAGAAGGCGTGTTATCTCCTCTTGAGTACAAAAAAAGCAAGGGAGTTAATTTGAACAGCACCATTGTAGGTGAAAAAGCATTATGGAACAGTGCAAAGATAAAAGTCATTATTCGTGATGAAAGGTATCTTGGCAAAATGATTTCTCATAAAACAGAATCGGTAAAGGTGGGGAGTAAGAAAACTGTTCCAGTTCCGAGAGAACAGTGGGTCGTGGTTGAAGATACACATGAACCGATTGTGTCTCAGGAATTGTTTGATGGTGCGAATGCAGCAATGTCAAAGCGAGTGAAAAGAGCAGGTATTAAAGGTAAGTTGAATAGAAATAATCTTTTTACCTGTCCGTATTGCAATCATAGACTTCAATTTACTGGTGGTGCAGATAATAAGCGGTATCTTTACTGTGGATTTGGAGTAGTAAATCATAGTAAAGAGTGCGAAGCCTTGAAATTGTTTCGTGAAGAAGTAGAAAAAACAGTATTATATACGATTAACACAATCGGAGATATATATCTGGAGTCTGTGAAGAGAAAGCGTATAAAAGCAGCTTCATCCGGGAATAATATAGAAAAGGTCATTTCCTTAGAGAAAGCAAGATTAAATGCTATCATAAAGGATAGAAGAAATGCGTACATCAGTTATACTGAAGAACGAATCGCAAGAGAAGAGTATATGAAAATGGCTGCTTCTTACAATGCACAGATTACGGAATTGGAAGTAAAGATTAGAGATTTAGAGGCAAACCAAGCAACTGAGCGAATGCAGGAAGTGGAAGAAGATGCAGTTGTAACAGAAGTAGAGAAATATTTCTTGATGACAGAGTATGATAGTGAAATTCTAAACCATGTGATAGATGCAATTTATGTATCTAATGACGGGAAAATAGAGATTGATTTTAAGAGAGATGACTTCTTAAAGGAAGTAGGAATTGCATAAAATACAAAAGCCAAAATGAGAGTGATTTCGCTTGATTTTTGGCTTTTTTGTGCGAATATTACAAGAAAGTTAGGGATACAGATGAAAAATGTTGTGCAGGATTTTTACCCCTTGTGATATAATTGGTACAAAAATGCCTTAAAAACACGAAAAAGACGTTTTTTGAGTGAAACACAAAA